GTCAGGCAGGCTGATGGTCCGCGCAGCCGTGGGTGTGATGGTTTGGAGCGTGGTGGTGTAGGTGCCGCCATCGCTGAGGTTCACGTCACCCGTGACCCCTAGGACGTTGGTGGTCTTGTTCCACGTCAGGTCCGCATCACCGGCAAACGCACCGTTGTCGTTGAACTGGACCTGGGTGTTTCCGCTCACACCACCAGCAGCGTTGCCACCACCAGAGCCACCAATGAGCCGTTTCATGGGTCTTACTCCGCGGTAGAGAGGGCAACCTTGAACACAACGCTCGGAGAGCCCCCTGAAAGGCTCACCAAGCGGCCCCTGACGTACGACACGGGGGCTTGGCTGACGGAGTACGCCGTGGTGGCGTTGGCGGTCAAGGTGGTGTCGACTTCAATCGGATCCAGATTGAACCAGTTGGTGGCGTCCAGGGACCCCTCCAGCCGGATCACGACGTTGGTGCCGATCGACGACACCGTGACCTGAAACACCAGGTTGTCCTGGACCCCCAAAGCCTGGAAGTCGGTGGTGCCTGCCGACGTCAGGGTCCCAAGTGTCGTGACGATTGGAGAGCTCATGGCGAGTTAAGCGGCAATGCTGTCAATAACCACAAAGTTGATCGTGACCGCTTCCGACAGCGACCCACCGCTGGTGTTGGACAACCGAACCACGGCCGTACCGGCGCCCACGGAGACGACGTGGCACTGGTATGAACCAGCGGTACCACCAGATCCCAGGTTGGCAACGACGACGTCAGTGGCGCTGATGGCGCTGTTGGTCATCGTGAACTGCACGGTGGCCAGAGACGCCAGGGCAGCCCCATGGGTCGTGATCACGCCAGCCTTGGCGTTGATGGTGACGCCCTGGGTCTTGGAGGTGGTCTGGGTCACCGAGGCCCCGTAGCCAGCGCCAATGCCGATTGCAGGAGCGTTGGCAATCGCGTTGTTGGTTGTCGTCGAAATGTAAAACCCAGACGGGATGTCAGCGGGATCAGGCATGGGGTTTAGGCGACCTTGCGCCTTGGCATTTGCACCACTTTATCCAGATCTGGCAACGACGCCACCAGGTCCCCAAAGCTGGTGCCGGCAACAGGTTGAGCTGAGATGCCGTTGTCTTTGAGGAACTGGCGAAGGATGTTGAGCTCAGCGGTGCTAATGGACCCGTCGTCGAGCCTGGCCTTCAGGTGCCACGCAAGGTCGGTATGGAGGTCCGACAGGACCCTGGAGGCCTCTGATTCGTTAGGACGACCCATGGGGGTAAGGGCTTGCTGAACCCAATGCTAAGACCCATGGCCACCAAGGCTCCGCCTACTGGCTGCGCCAGAGCAGCGGAGTAGTACATATGTGTGCGTATGTATAGAAGGGGAATCCAGCCCCCTATGGTTAACTATGGTTACCTAAGGATAAATAGCTCTCCGAAGGAGAGCGGTTAGGAGGAAAGGTAATACCAGTACATGGTTAACCAAAGGGGAATATGGTTGACCATGGATTGTTGTTATTAGTACTAATGAAAAAAATACATGGTTTAACTATAGTTACCTATATCCACCTATATCCACCTATATCCACTCGTATTGAATTATGGCGCGACGTCGTTCGATGGAAGTGGGTAGGGGCGAAATTTAGGTGAAAAAATTTGAGGGGTCTAACGCTATGGCTCCTCGGCCGGGTACCCCCCGGGGGAGGGGTCCACGGCGGGCCACGGCTGGCCAGAGGGCCCTGGCCAGCCACCGGACAACTCAGTCGTACCAAGGGGTCTGGGGCCCTTGCGTATCTGCATGAATGACAGGTACGCAAGGGTTGGCCAGGGTGGGAGAGGGGGTTTGAGAATGATTATCATTCTTGGCCTGGCCCCCTGATTCACACAGCGCCCCGCAAACTTGACCCGTGGCTATAATTGGGGGGCAGCACGGCCACCGCGGCCAAGACTGCAGATCCCAACTGCACATCGACAAATGAACACGACGACATCACCAGCCCTGCGGCTGCTGGCGGATTACGGCGACTACGACGTGGCCACCGCAGCCCAGGAGCTGATCGATTCAAAGGCGGCCATGCTCAGCTGGGCGGGCCGTGATGGCAAATACAGCACCGGCGATCTCGAGGCTGTGCTCCAGGGCCACGGCGAAAGCCTGCAGACCTGGGTGGCAGCATGCGAAAAAGCCGGCGGATGCTTGAGCGTGTACAGCGCCGAAGCAGTGCTGACCTGGCTCGGATACTAATTCCGAGCCGATCCCTGCCCGGGGGGCTTTGGCCTCCCCTGCAGGGTTCACCCTGCAATCAAACGACAACCGCACCGATGACAACAACACCCATAGCTCTGACGTCCGCCGAGGCCAACGCCAGAGCGCACGCCGAGGAGATCTCCGCAGCGTTCGAGGCCTACACCTTTTGCGCTGAGGAAAGCGAAGGCCGACACCTCTCACCAGAGGCCAAGGCTTGTCTCAGGTTTCACGAGTACGACGGGACCAACCACGCCTACGTGGCCGAGGCCATTGAGGCCAGCTGCCAAGAATCAGCACTCGCCGTCGACGTGCGCAGCGGCTGGGGTACACCGGGTTCACTGGAGCCCGAGGAGTTTCAGATCCTGCTGAGCACCGGCGGCCCTGCGCTCCGGATCATCGGGGACCTGGAAGACCTGAGCCCCACAAGTGCACGCCTGGAGCACCAGGACTGGAGCACACCATGGACAGGATGTCGCCGAGGCGTCAGCGCCGAAGCACTCGAATGGTTTGTCGGCCTCTTCTATTTCGGGGACTGATGCGCCACCCGCTAGCCGTCGTGCTGGCAGTGAGCCTGGGCACCGCCGTCCTCTGGATGGTGACCCTGGCTCAGCTCCCAGGCGGATACACGTTTCCCGATCGTTCAACCGCAACCGAATACCCAGGACCATGACCCAGACCCAACTACAGGCCGAATCAATCCGACGCAGCAACCACAAGCCCAGCCAGGCCTACGTGCTGTCGCTGCTGTCGGAGAAAAAGGACGGCCAAGCCATGCTGACCAACGTGGGAGACCTGTTGCTGGCAGCTCAGCAGCTGCAGGCCGAGGGCTTTATCTCAGCCATCAGCCTGCACCGTTCAGCCATCAGCGGCTTAGGTTTCTTTACCGTCACCGCAGCCTGACGACAGCCCGGAGGGGGGATTCGTTCCCCTTCCCTGCTGCCCTTAGGCGCAGCAATTAACACCGCACTTAGAAAAAAAATGATCAACGTCGCAACCGACTGTCGGCAGGACCTAGGCCCAGCCGATTGGTCGAAAATGAACCGGGCCAACCTGGAACGGTTTGCCTTGCATGGCAGCCAACAGCAAAAGGATTCGCTGATTGATTACGGTTACAGCGGCCTGCCTGCCTGGTTCTTCGAAGAACTGTATTTCATGGCCACCGGCCAAGAATGGCAGCAGGACTGACCGATGACCTTGGCCTTCAAAGGCTGATCGCAAACGGGCACCCTCACCGGTGCCCCATTCACCCACACAACTGCAGACCTATGCCTACCGATTACGAATTGATGGAGGCTTACCGCTCGTGGTGGCGCACCAACTACGGCACCACGCCCAACAGTCAGGCCACAATCGTGGCTGCGGCCTGGGCTAGAGATGTGTTGGCCATGTACCGGGCAGGCCTAGACCTACCAACAGCCAAAACACCCAAATGAAACCCGAATCCGTTGTGTTGGCCCGACTTCGCTCCGACCTGCTGGATGCCATGTGGCTGCAGTACCCACTGCCGCTGTCGTTGGACCAGCTCGAGGCAGCTGTGCACATGGCTTACTTGACCCGTGAGACGTCGTGGTTGACGAGTGCCATCAGGGCACAGCTCTCAACCTTGAATCAATCGGAACTGATTCGCCCTTGTTCCAAGGGGTATCTGTTGACGGAGAAGGGACGACGGGACCGGCAACAGGCCGCCCGATTCCTGGGCGGCAACGACGAACCCACACCACCAGAGGCAGCATGACCACAGACATCAACGCGCTCCTTGCAGAGAGGGAGAAGACACACGGGAATTACCTGACCCACGCTCGGGTCACCCAAGACCTGAAACGGGTCATGCGTCACCACGTCGCTGACCTGGACCGAGGGATGGACGACGACATGGCTGAGACCTTGGCCATGATTGCCCACAAGATCGGGCGCATCATTGCCGGCAACCCAGCTGAACCTGACCACTGGCGTGACATCGCTGGCTACGCACAGCTGGTGGCCAACAGATTGGAGGTCACCAATGATTGAGCCAATCAACGACCAGGCGCTCATCGTTGACTCGATGGAGACGCTGCCCCTCCGCATGCTTGATGCGTTCTGGTGCTTGACCAACAACTCAATGACCATCACCAGCCCTGACCGCATGCGGGAAGTGCTGCGCTTGCTGGCCCAGGAGGTTGAGACCTGGGCTCCGCCGTACGCCGAGCAAAAGATCTGCCACTTGGCGGTGACCGAGGTCGCTCAACGCCTACGGGCGGAGGCGGACGCATGACTCAAGGCTGGGGCAGCACAGCATCGGTCGAAAATTACCTCATGCTGTGGCGTGAGGAGCACGGCGCGAACATAGGCGAGGGAGTTAGTAGAACTTCCGATCCAAGAGCCCACCTCTACGAAATAGTCGTGGAGTTCGGTGGCATGAAGTCGATGCGTGAATGGCTGCGTGCCATGTCACGTGACGAGGCTGCAAAGTTTGCGGCTAATAGATACCCACAAGCAACCAAGATCACAATCATCACCAACGATTATGTCAAACAACCTGCCAGAAAACGTATTTCCAATGAGCTACGCTCCGACCAAGGAGCAGGCCAATAACAAGGGCAACGTCCTGTTCTACGCCAAGGGTCATGGCTGGTACATGGGTTGGTTTCACCGGCCACACATTGAGCACACCACCCACTGGACATACGCACCCGACGACCTAAACATTCCGATTGAGTCTGACGAAGCTACGAACCTAGCGTTCAAGGCTTGGTTGAAACAATACCCAAAGGATTGCTTTGGCGCAGAGTCATTGGCTCTCATGAAGGTGGGCTTTCTAGGTGGCTGGCGTCGTGGCCAACCTTGAGCGCCAGCTTGCGCTCGAGCGTGAGATGTTGCAGATCGGCGCCGACGCATTCGGATCCCGGATGAACAAGCGCCGTGAGCAGGGCATGGAATCCCTCTCCACCCATGGCGACGTGCTCGCTGCCATGGGTGTGGACCGGATCATCAAAGACCTGCGTCGCCACCGCCACGCCATGCGTGATGGCCGGGCTGGCCGTGGCTACGCCCACATGGGCCCATTGCTGCAACTTGCACCCCACAAGATCGCAGCTGTAGCCATGCGGGTGGTCATTGACCAGTTGACCCAGTCCCCCAAGTTTCAGGCCCTGGCCTATGCCTTGGCCGAACGGTTGTGGCTGGAGACCATGCTCGCTCGAGCGTCTGAGTACGAGCTCAAGTCTCACCAGCGGGTGCGACGGCGGTTCAAGCAGAAGCGTGCCGATGCCATGCGCATGCGCAACTCAGAGGTCTGGACCCCGCAAGAGAAGCTCAGTGTCGGCGTGTTCCTCGTCCACCTGGTCGAGCAGCACACCGGACTGATCGAGATCTACCAAGAGCGTGGTGCCATGCGTGCGGTGAAGCGTGTGCGCGGCACCCAGGCAGCCCTCGACTGGGTGCGCAGCGCAGAGGAGCAGCAACGCCTGCTGTGTCCCTTTGCCCTGCCGACTGTCATCCCGCCCCGGGACTGGTCGGATCCCACGACGGGTGGGTACTGGACTGAGGGCCTGCCGGGCAACACCCTCTTCAAAGAGAACAACGAACCCATCGCAGCCAGCTCGTCTGAGTTCGATGCGTACTTGGTGGCCGCCAACCACCAGCAGGGTGTCGGCTGGCGCATCAATGGCTGGATGCTGGACCAGGTCAACCATGCCTGGGATCAGAACCTGGTCATTGGTGGGCTGCTGCCACGCAGCGGGCATCCCATCCCGCCGTATCCCAAGCACCTGCCCGATGA